GCTAAGGTCCTCCGCACCATGTTCCCGCTCCTGCTCGCATACGTTGTCAAGGCCCGTGGCAGTTTCACCAAGCAAAACGAAGTCACCATCAAGTTCGCCTCTGACGCAATGGATGACATGTTAGCCCGCAAGCCCCGACTGATCCAGCCCATGAGTGATGAATACAATGTCATCGTGGGTCCTGTCGCCTTCAGTCTGAGCGTCGTTTGCTCCCAAGTGCTAAACGGCCTCCCCGAGAGCCCCATTTTTTGGGCTACCAAGGGAACAGCCGAGAGCTACGGTGCCTGGGCCGCTCAGTTGCGTGGTACACCCGGTGTCTGGGTGCCCAGCGACTTGAGCCGTTGTGACACTACCATGCGCCGTCATACCCAACGTCTCCTCCAATCCTGCTTCTCCTATGTCGCTCCCAAAAGTGGCATCGGCGGTCCCGAGTTTGCCTCTGCCATGAATCTCCTGTTCTCTAGCAGTCGCACCTCCGGCCGCACCAAGCACGGTCTTTACTACAGTGCTCCCGCACAGTGCGAGTCCGGCAAACCAACCACCTCCCTAGGCAATACCGTTGTCTTTGGGCTCCTATGGTGGTCCGTACTTGAAGCTGTCGGGATCTACGGCCAGAAGATGATCATTGGTGGTGACGACGGCTTGACCTTCATACCATTCGCCGCCGGGCACCCTGATCGTGCCTGTGTTGAGAACAAGCTCCGACGTGCCGAGAAGATGATGTGCTCCATCGGTCTTCTTCTCGAGTGGTCAGTCCAGACCGAGCTCCACATGGCCAGTTTCTTTAGCGGCCACTTTCTCGACTCTGCTGATTGTTTGCTTTGGAGTCCCAAGGTCGGCCGTTGTCTTGCCAAGTCCATGATGTATCGTTGCGAAGGACAGCGAGCTCGCTCCGACAAACTGAGTGCCTGGGTCGCCGAAGTTGCTGAAGGCAATCGCAACACCTGGAACCACATGCCTGTCCTGGGTGTGCTTCGCGAACGTCTTGCGAGTTTGGCTGGACCACCACGTCCCTACCGTGGTTCCGTTTTCGTCAATCCCCGCATCCATGCCGCTCAGCCTCATGACTCCTGTGACCTCACCTACCTCCAAGTTGCTGAAATCTACGGCGTCACCCCCGCTGATCTCCGCAGTCTTGAGGACCACATCCGCACCATGCCCCGACTAGGCTATGTCACCGACAACAGTGTCGCTCTCCTGATGGGGCGCTTGGACGCCGGCGATGATCGCGATCCTGCGTAAACGGTAATTTCTTTTCGGTTATAGGCAGGTCTACCGGGTTCTCCACCCCGGCCCTGAAAAGGCTTTATCGCCCCACCACACCTAAGATATGCAGGTTCGTAAAGTTACACCCCCATGACGAATCCTAAGATCATCATCCAGCAAGCCCGCGGACCACCGCGCCGGCAACCTCCCAAGGCCCCCAAGGCCTTACCCCGACCTCCAAGGTCCAATGCTCTCAACCCCAACCGCCAGGTCGTTTCTGTCCCCAAAGGCAAGAACTCCGTGGTGGTTTCCGTTCCCGCTGCCAAGTCCCGTGTTACCCGCACTTCCGGTCGACCCTCCACTCGTGTCAATAGCCGAGGGGAGCACGTCGTCGTTTATCGCGAGTACCTCGGTGATCTTGACTCCACGGCCACGTTCCAGTTGGGCTCATATTCTGTCAATCCTGGCAACCCCAACCTCTTTCCTTGGTTGGCGACCCAAGCCCGCGGCTTTGAGTGTTACACCTTTGACCATCTCGCCTTTGAGTTGGTCACTGACCAGCCCTCTACCGTCGGCGGTACCACCTTCATGGCCTTTGATCCTGACTACAACGACACAGCCCCCACTTCCAAGACCCAGCTGTACACCTATGAGAATTCCACCACGTCTCCCATCTGGCAATCCGCCAAGATGGCCTTGACCAAGGATCAACTCAAGGTCAAACCCTGGCTCTTCACAACCAACGGCTCCTCTGTCCCTTCCAATGGTGACCCAGTGAATTACCATGCTGGTGTCTTCTATCTCGGTGCAATGACCACCGTGGCCATTGCCTCTGTTGCCGAGATCTGGGTCAGTTATGTCGTCCGTTTCAAGGTCCCACAACAGGTCTTTGCACCAGGTACCTACGGTCAGAGTTCCATATCCACCGGCGTCAGCGCTGCCATCCCTTTGGGCACCAGCGGCTATGGTAGTGTCATGGCAAACGACAACACCAATGGCAACCTTGCAAATTTCATCAAAGTCAATGGCACCTCCCTGCGCTGTGTCAAGGCTTTCAAGGGCGAGCTGGCCGTCACCGTACACGGCACCGTCCTTGCCAGTCCCAATGCCAAGGTCACTGTCGCCAACGGCAGTATCGTGGCTCTGGCTGGCTTCCAAGACTCCACTGCTACCTACTCTATGGTGCGCTTTGCTGTCAATCTTGCTGAGAATGCCGTCATCACCTTTGCCACCTCCTTTGGCACAACCATGGCCAACTGCATTCTCAACTGGATCGGCGCTGAGCCCAGTGCCTTCACCAACCCCTTCGCTTCCCCCGAGAACGATTTCCTCAATCGAGTCTACTTCCCCATGACTCGGCGCATGATGGAAAAACAGCTCCGTGGCTGGAACAAGAACCAAGAACTCCCCGCCTTCGACCTCCCCGCTTTTGAGGACGTCTACCGCGCACACCAGGCTGCCCTGGTACCCGAGCCTCGTCACGACGAACACAGGCTCACCCCTGCCGAAATGTCTACCCTGTTAGCTCTTCGCCGCAAACTCACCGATTCACCCTCCATTTCAGGAGAGTAGTTTCCACACTGGTTAACCGACACCTTACCAAAAGAGCGGGCTCTGCTTGTCCTACTGGAAGAGGGATATATCTTCCTCAGAGGAACCCTAAGCTAAACCGTGCAGACTCTC